GTTTGATGAACTTATTAATCAGTTTTCATCATCAATGAAAGAAAGTAAGGTAAGCAACATAGAGTAAATGTTTCTTACTTCAACAAAAGTAATAAATTGGTTCTGGACGCTTTTAGGTAGATTGTCAATATGTAAAATTGAATCGGAAAGATAACTTTTCAATTGATATTTCTCAAGTAAAGATTCATTTTTCATACTGTCTTTGACATCTTCCTTTACTTTAACATTTATTTCATTCCCTAAATCATCAACTCTTACAAAATTAGACCATTCTACAGCTCCACATTGCATTAAATCAGGACCACCATAGACCGATATTTCATTGCAAACACATGTTTGATAGTCTGTGCGATGAAATGATTCAATGATTGAGTTGCATTTCTTGCATTTAGCTCTATTTTTCATTTAAATCAGCTCTGTTAAATAAGAACCCTTCAATAATAATGCATTCATCCCAACAAAAAGAGATATCAATATCTTTTCGATGCCATTCTTCAACTACTTTCATATTTATCTCCTGGTTGGATCGAATCTATTACGTTTATAATCTTCGGGATCGTGCTTATCTCTATGGTTAGGATTAGCTATCTTATGGCTTGCACACACATACCTAAGGGCATCCACCGCATGATCCCCTTTCTTTACCGGCTCATCTTCACCTTGCTTAGATTTCTTTGTATCCCATACGTAATTCTGTATCTCACGGATTAGATTCTTGCATTTGTCTAATACAACTAGATTACCCTTAGCCATCTCATTGCACATTATCTCTATTCCGTTAAAGACGTCATTATTAGCATCAATAGTGCGTATACCACGACGATTAAGCTCAAGCTTAAAGGCAGCCGCTGAAGGGTCGACATATATGCCTCGTAAAGCATAAGGCTCAATAAAAGCCTGTAAATCGTCAGCAAGCTCACCATTAAGTTTTTGCCTACCCATCTTTTTACTATCCCAATAGTATTCATCTTCAACCCACATTTTACGCTTATAAGGAGGATATTGACCGCTACATACACCAATTAAAACACAAGCAAAAGCGTTTGAAGTTCCATAATCTATACCAGCTACCCAATAATCAGCTGTTGCCGGTGGTCTTTTAACAACGTGTATTTCTTTGTCAAAGAAGTCGAAGATTGCTCCCTCTGCTAAACACCATAAGCCAAGATAGTTTCTCTTATAGAAAACACCTGAACAACTATTCTTAAGCATTTTTTTATAGTCTTCCGGGACGAACGGATTGTCATCAAGCGTGAAGTGCATGCTAAAATAGTTTTTATCTCCCTCTTCTCCTTTATCAATCCATTGCTTGATTATATGATCAGGATAAGTAGGGTTCATTGTTCCTATTCCTTTCGACCAAGGATTAGATAGACGGGAATTAATTGCTTCTATGATTTTATCTGGATAGAGTGTGATCTCATCACAATATACAAGTGAGAATGTTTTGCCCATGAAGCTGCCGTAGCTTCCTTCGTCTTTTGCACCAAGTATCTTAATCTTTTTATCGCGAAAGGTGAGAACACGATTACCCGGTGACCATGTACAGAATGGTTTGAATACTGCGAATGTTTTATCTTCGAATATGAGCTTGATGACGTTATCATAGATTGTCTCAGAAGTGTGTCCAACCATGAATATTTGATTATCGGGACATTGTTCAGCCATTATAAGGAAAAGAAAGAGCGTGCCAACTGTTTTCCCTGTTCTTACGCTCCCATGAGCAAAGAACCACTTGGCACGACTTTCTAAAGCTTCCTTAATAAATTGTACTTGCTTTACAGATAAAGGATCAGTCATAATGTCATATAATATTTACAATAAATATTTTGGTCAATGGAGTTAAAAGGTGAGGTATTGTGAAACATGCAACCGTTTTCTTTGAGGAGTTTCTTAAACTCCTCATGCTCTTGCTCCGATATACGGAGCATTAAGATTTTTGTGGGTTTGTCCATTATTTATCTTCTTTGTTAATAAATTCCCATTCAATTATTTTATAATATAAAGAATCTACATCCCATACAATTTCAAAACCTTTTTTCCCCCATATATCAAAACCAAAATTTGTATTTATATCTATTGCTTTCATGATTTATCCTTACTTTTGTTGTTGTTATTCTCTCACACGTCATCTAGAATACCGCTACAACCTGTCGAACCGTTAAGCTCGAACTACCAGGGAGACTTGTTTTCTTTGATATCTATATATTAGCAAATGATATCATTAATTACAATAACTTTCGTAATTATTTCTAACGATAAATATCACATTTAACAAACAAATACTCTTTGCATATACCAGGAATATGTTTTCCCATTGATCTACTGTTCAAAATTTATCAATATGAATTTTTACCATTTATCAATAAAAAAAATTGACATGTTTTTCATACAGAGTTATTGTAAATTAAAAATTTAAGGTGAATATATGCCAGCTGGTAGACCAAGAACGGTTTCTTTTGAACCCGAGGAAATGATTAAGTTGGGTGAAGAGATGGTAGAATGGATTAAATTAAACAAACCTCTTCATATTTCTAAATGGTATAGTATAGAAAAAGAACTTCTATATTCGGAATGGGAAACTATGATTAAACGTCCGGAATTTGTCAGATATTATGAACGCGCAATGCAATTAATTGGAGAACAATATTTAGATAAAAATAGTAATGTAAGAGAAGGCGCATCTCAACGTTGGCAACGTGTTTATTTCAAGGACTTGAAAAAAGAAGAAGACCAAACACGTCGAGAGAAACTTGAAGAGGAATTTGAGTTTAAGAAAAAGCTACTTGAACTCGAAGCATTAGTCAAATCTAAACAAAACGAAGTGGTTTCAGAGGATATTAAAAGCAAGTTTGATGAACTTATTAATCAGTTTTCATCATCAATGAAAGAAAGTAAGGTAAGCAACATAGAGTAAATGTTTCTTACTTCAACAAAAGTAATAAATTGGTTCTGGACGCTTTTAGGTAGA